ACCTACCATTTCTTGATAACTGGCAAACATATAATATGTTGCAATACCACCTAACATAGTACTGTTTAACAAATATGTATTTGTATATGCTAAGTTAAAAGGTTCAAAATTAGTACCAGTTCCGCCACCAGTTCTTGATCCTAATGTACGCCTAAAAACACTCTGTACATTGATAATTTCTTCTGGTAAAATATAATCGTTTTTGTCTTTTTCTAGGGTAAGAAATGTATAACTTTCTTCTACACTATTAGGACTACGCTGTTTAAATTTATTAAGAGCTTTGTCTAGAGCTACTTCGTAATGTGCTGGATCTAGTTCAACATCAATCATTCCATCGCCCAACATTAGTCTAACATAATCAAACACTGTTTGTTTAACTTGTTGCGGATTGTTAGGTAAATTGGTTTCATTAACAGCCATAGCGATCTCCCACACTTATTTATCGCTAAATATTGTACTATGCCACGTATATCACTTTACCGCCCCGAAAAAGGGCAAGATTACAAATTTATAGATCGCCAAGTCAGTGAAATGTTCACAGTTGGCGGAACGGACGTCTATCTGCACAAGTATCTTGGGCCAAAAAACCCTAGTGACGAAAATGCAACAGCAGATCAGCCCCAATATGATATTCTAAAAGAAACTAATATACAAGATTTACTATTTTTAGAAAATCGAGATAGAAAATACAGCGAAGATATTTACAGAATACGCGGGCATTATCAAGTTCAGGACATTGATTTTAATCTAAGCCAATTTGGTCTGTTTTTAGACAACGATATGGTTTATATGACTGTACATATAAACGACTTTGTAACTGTAGTGGGCAGAAAACCCTTAGCAGGTGATGTATTAGAATTACCTCATTTAAAAGACGAATATGCCTTGAACGAATTTGACACAGCATTGCCTAGATATTTTGTTATTGAAGATGTCGGCAGAGCCGCTGAAGGATTTAGTGTAACGTGGTGGCCACATCTTTATAGATTAAAGCTTAAAAAAATAGCAGATTCTCAACAATATGCAGATATTTTAAATCGACCATCTGACGAGGATGCAAATTTTACTGGCGAGTACGATCCTAATAGGACATATAATCCAGGCGAAATTGTAAAATATCAAGGAATTTTATATACTGTGACTGCTACAACCACAGGCAATGTTCCACCAAATACTAGTTATTATAGTGTTTATAACGGTAATACAATTCAAGATATTCTAAGCACTTATAATAAGAGTTTGGAAATTAATGATGCAATTGTTAATCAAGCAGAAGCTGAGACTCCACTGAGCGGTTATGCAACTGAACAGTTTTACACTCTTGCAGTAGACGAAACAACTGGAAGACCTGCACTAAAAACTGTAGACGAAACAGAACCAGATGCTAGTATGACAGGGTTAGATGTTAGTAGAATTCATGAACGTCCTAAGAGATCGGGATACACTGGTTATCTTTTAGGAGATGGTATACCAGAAAACGGTGTTGATTTTGGTCACGGTATCGCATTTCCAGCAAATGCCGTCGATGGAGATTACTTTTTAAGAACAGATTTCATGCCAAACAGATTATTCAAATTTAATGGAACAACTTGGGTTAAGAGAGAAGATGCTGTACGTCATACTTTAACTAATACTGATACAAGAAATACTCAAAAAACAGGATTTATCAATAACACTAACACAACTACTGTGGCGGGTGACGAGATTGCAGAACGTCAGAGTTTAAGTAAAGCTCTAAAACCTAGAGCAGACTTGTAAGGAAAAACATGCAACATTTTTATGACGGCCAGATAAGAAGATACTTAATACAAGTTATTAGATTATTAAGTAACTTCACTGTAAAATACAGCGATGGAACTTTAGCTAGAGTACCTGTTGTCTATGGAGATTCTGATAGACAAGCTGCTAATATCGTAAATCAAAATAGTGAAAACACATTATCTAGTACTCCTAAAATAGCTGTATACATTGCAGATTTAGATTTAGATAGAAATAGGTTGGGTGATGCTACCTATGTAGGCAAAGTTCATGTAAGAGAAAGAGATATAGAAGGAAATAATTATACTAGTAGTCAAGGTACAAACTATACTGTAGAAAGACTGATGCCTACTCCTTATAATTTAAGTCTTAAAGTTGATATATGGAGTAGTAGCACTGAACAAAAGTTACAAATTTTAGAACAAATCTTAACACTGTTTAATCCAAGTTTAGAAATACAAAGCACAGATAATTACCTTGACTGGACTAGCCTTACAGTTGTAGAACTTGATGATGTAACTTTTAGTAGCAGATCTATTCCCAAGGAAACAATATTAGTATTGATATTGCTACTATTAATTTAAAAACACCAATATATCTAACTCCTCCTGCTAAAGTTAAAAAACTTGGTGTGGTTACTAATATTATAATGAATATTTTTGGTAATGTAGGAACAGTAGATGGTGGATATATTGAAGGACTCGGAGTCGATGAAAACGCAGGTAGCACTTTTATTTCTGACCTAATGGCCGTAGAAAAAGTAAACGTCAGCGGGTTTGAACTAGAAGTCCTCGGCAGTAACATTAAATTAAAGACAGGCGATGGTTCTGGAATCTATAAAAATTGGTTAGAATTATTGGATCAACATCCTGGAAAATATAGATCAGGATTAAGCAAAGTATATCTATATCAAAATGATGGAACAGAAGTAGTAGGTTACATAAGTTTAAGTCCTTTAGACAACAGCATTATGGTATCCAATTGGGACGAAGATACTTTCCCTACGAATGATACAATAGCAGGACCTAGTAGAGCACAAGCTAGTTGGGGATCATTTGATGCTGTTATAGATCCTACTACTACAGGGCCTAACAGTGGGTTAACACCTATAGCAGGATCAAGATATCTAATATTAGAAAATATTGGCGGCGGAATAATAGATACCTTTGCTGCTACTGCTCGTGTGGCTAGAATTAACACAGGAATAGAGTTTGATCGAGTGTATGAATTTTCTTTGTACGTGAATGGTGTAGAAGTAGCAGCCAGCAGTTTAAACAAAGATGACAGTTTTTACATAGTTCCGAGCAGTGTCATTTCTGTAGGGTCTACAATCACATATACGCTAAATTTAAATGACGATGGTCCTGACGCATGGAAAAACTCTGACAATTCGGAATTTATAGCATTTGCCAATGATATCATAGAATGGGATGGATCGAATTGGCATGTAGTATTTTCGGCCAGAGAGTCTGCTGAAGAATTAATTTGGCAAACTAATTTATATACATTAGCACAGTATAAATGGAATGGTATAAGTTGGGTTAAAAGTTTTGAAGGCGAGTATAAAGAAGGCGAATGGAGACTAGAATTGTAGAAATAGACTGTTCGGGTGCATTGATATGTGCTAAAAGTACTCACAGGTTTATTTTTTTACAAAAAAAGCAAGGTAAGCATAAAGGACACTGGGGATTAGTCGGCGGTACTAATATAACCGGTGAAACAGCTTGGCAGGGATTACAGAGAGAGATACACGAAGAATTAGGATTTATTCCGGATATCAAAAAAACAATCCCATTAGAAAAATTTGTCAGTAATGACAGTCTTTTTCAATTCCATACTTTTTTTTGTGTTGTAGAAGAAGAATTCATACCAAATTTAAGTGACGAGCATTTAGGTTGGGGGTGGTTTTCTTTAGATTTGCCGCCTAAACCTTTACACAAAGCACTAGATTTAAGTCTACGTAACAAAATAATTCAAACTAAAATTCAAACTATGTTAGATATTATTGATAGTCTTTAAAGTTTTATTCTCTGATTAGATCTAACGTAACACAATGAAATCCGCCGCCTAAGGTTCTTTGTTGTCTTCCAGGCAGCATAGCACAGTCAATTCCGTGCTTTTCTAATTGTTTTCTTAAATTGTGTTGACCGTCTAAAAGAGCAACAAGACGAGGATTAACACTAAACAAGTTTATGTTTAACCACGGACTTGCATTGCAGTATCCTGGGTAGTGTCCAATATTTTCAGGTTCAGCTGCCCATATTACATCCCAAGTTTGTAATTTTTTAGGCAATTGATCAATGCTTTTTATGCGACTAGGATTTAACAAAATTAATCCTTCTCTCAAAAAGGCCATAGTACTATCTAAGTGCATAAAACTATAGATATCTTTTAGTTTATGAACAGTTGCTTTATTTCCAACTAAATCTTGTAGATAATCTGCTCCTAGTTCATTACCACTATTACTCACGAGATAATAAAGATCGTCATTAGCACGTAAAATATTTGCTGCATCAAAACAGGGTTCGGCTTCTGTTAGAGCAAGTATATTTTTATTACCAATACAATTTGTATTGTATAACTCATCATTTCTATTAATTGTTTTTGAAAGGTATTTGATACCAAATTTCGTATAATCTTTGAATATATTATCCATTGCCAGATACTCATCTTTTCGAGATCGCAATGGTTGAGGAGT